CAATTGAAAAAGAGGAAACGCTGAAATGGGAAATTGAGGCGGCGCGTCTGGATATTGAGATATTCAGAAGTCGTGAAGCCACAAACCGGCTACAAGACAGGGCGCACCAGTGATAATCAAGCACCAATACGTCAGAAGCAAAAAACTGCTGAAGATGGTGGCAAGTCTCGACTGCCAAGCCTGCGGGTCGGGTCACATGGTCCAAGCCGCACACACAAACTGGGGTGGCGGCAAGGGCAGAGGAATCAAGGCAGATGACAACCTGGTGGCGGCTTTATGCCTGAAATGCCATTACGAGATTGACCAAGGGAAAACATTAAGCAAAGAACAGCGACAAAAATTGTGGAATGACGCACACAAATCCACAGTCAAAGCATTGGCGAATGATTGGCCTGTGAATGTACCTAAACCGATGGAGATAGCATGAACCCAGCAGATAAAGTGGAAAAATGGAAAATATCCAAACTCATTCCGTACGCTAGAAACGCACGTACTCACAGTGATGAGCAAGTTGGGCAAATTGCCGCCAGCATCAGGGAATGGGGATGGACTACACCAGTGCTGGTAGATGAGCAGGGCGGCATCATTGCGGGGCATGGGCGCACTTTGGCGGCACAAAAACTGGGCATGACTGAAGTTCCTGTGATGGTTGCAAAGGGTTGGAGTGAAGCTAAAAAACGTGCCTATGTGTTGGCTGACAACAAACTTGCGCTGAATGCTGGCTGGGACAATGTGATGCTGGCTTTGGAGTTGGGTGAGATTGGGGAAATGGGTTTCAACTTAGAATTAATCGGATTTGACCCATCGGAATTTGGTAATGCTGATGTTGATTATTCTGTATTGGATGGCGCAGATATTGATGACCAGCTAGAAGAAATGGCAGATGGAGTCAGAAAAGCTATACAAATTGAGTTTGAGCCAGAACATTACGAAGAAGCCCAAGAACTTGTGAAGTTTTGGCGTGAGCAAAAAGCCTATGTAGGCATGATGATGATTAATCACTTGCGTAATGAAAAAGCAAAACTGTGAAAGTATTTACATTTTTTTATAATAGATTCGCTACGGCAACCACATCCAAAGCGTTGCATGAGAGCGGTATCAGTCACAATATTTTGATACACAGCACCGATGATTTGAACAAATTTGTTAAGGGCGGAACAATATACGGCGATCCCGTTGTAACTGGAAACGGTAAAGGCCTAGCTTATCAGCGTAACACCGCACTAGACATGATGGACGCAGGTGAGTGGGCTGTATACATGTGTGATGATTTTAAACGCATATACAGTTACCCAAAAGAATATATTGTTAGCAGTACAAAAAAAATACCTATCACATATCAAAATCAAGAGATTTACAGGCTAAAACGTAAAAATCAAATCAATCTGAAAGAAATGTTCGCTTTCTTTCCAAAGTTGATTGAATTGGCAGAGCAAAATAACATTCATTTAATTGGATTTGGATTACACGACAATCCACAAAATCTGGTCAATAAGTTTACAACCCGTGGTCTGGCTGACGGACGATTTTGGATTGTGAAAAAATCCAGTTACAAATTTGACCTAAATGCACAATTAATTGATGATGTAGCCTGGACAGCAGAAAATTTAGTGCGTCACAAAAATGTTCTTGTTTTAAACTGGTGCGTACCATATTTTGAGAGATACACAGCGGGTGGATTTGGCAGCACAACCGAACGTAAAGCCCAGCGAAAAAAAGAATGTGCTTATCTCTCAAATAAATATGACCCGTTGGTAAAAATTGCACATAAAACAAATTGGGAATATGGAACGCACATCAGAATATACGGCTCAGACGGCAATATAAACAGTATTAGAAAAAAAATGGGGCTGATATGAAAACAATCGAACTACAACCGATATTGCACGGCGTGAAGATCGGTGACGTATGTGGCGACATAGAACCGAACATCATAGAGGACACGCTGTTCACGTTTGAGGGCAAACCCGTAGGCTTTTACATTAAGGAGTTGAAAGGCAAAATTAAACAATTAGCCGATGTCGCCAACTCTGAATTGTTAAGTGATAGAGTTCCCAAAAGCGAGATGCGACGTTCAAGCGGGATGCGGGATAGCGAATTCGAAGTGAAACAGTACAGCACCATTTTGGGCGGATGCCCACCAAAACCACATATGAAACGCCCGTACCCTGCAATATCAAGCGTCCATCAGGTTAAATCAGCACAAACATTTATTAAAGCGATGCTAATGTTGTGCAAAGAATCAGAAAAGCTGATACAAGAAATAACACCAGAAATTTACATATCACAAAAACGTATCATCAGTGAAAAAGTACCTCCAAAGTTTAGGTTCGGGGAATTATTCACATCTAGCATTAGCAATTTCAACATTCCTGCGCCTTTCCACAGAGACGCAGGGAATCTAGAGGGATGCGTAAATGTCATCATTGCGAAAAAGGAAAATGCAAGAGGCGGAAACACGACAGTTCCTGATTACGGCGCAACCGTAGACAGCAGAGATAACTCAATGCTGGTATATCCCGCTTGGCGCAATGTACATGGAGTTACGCCCATACGCCCAACAGCAGAGGGTGGGTATCGAAATAGTTTGGTATTCTATCCACTCAAGGCTTTTAACGCATACTGGTGATATATGACCAAAACTGAAAAACCAACATATAAAAAGCGCGGCCCAAATGGAGGAGCGCGTCCAGGGGCTGGGAGACCAGCTTTTGAGCCAACTGTTGCCGAGCGTAAACAGGTGGAAGCCCTGTCTGGTTATGGCTTACCGATTGATCAAATCGGCGCACTGGTGCGTGATGGCATACACATTGATACATTACGGGCGCATTTCAGCGCAGAACTGCAATCAGGCAAAGCCAAAGCCAACGCCCAAGTGGGCAAGACCCTTTTCAGCAAAGTGATGGCTGGTGACACGACTGCGGCAATCTGGTGGAGCAAAACGCAAATGCGATGGGCAGAAACACAAAAGCATGAGGTAACTGGCGCAGATGGGGTTCCTCTGGAATTCACTAAGATCGAGCGTGTAGTAATAAAAAATGGGTAAAACCCTACAAATACAAACTCCAGAATGGGCATTGCCATTACTGGAATCGTGCCGATACAAGGGTGCGTGGGGTGGGCGAGGTTCTGGAAAATCACACATGATGGCAGAGTTAATGATTGAGGGGCACATACTTGATCAGCGGCGCAGAAGCGTTTGTGTCCGTGAAATCCAAAAGTCTCTGAACCAATCAGTCAAACGCCTGCTGGAGACCAAGATTGAAGCCATGAACGCTGGCGCTTATTTTGAAGTCCAGGATGCGGTTATTAAGTCCAAAAAAGGCGATGGGGCGATTATTTTCCAAGGTATGCAGAACCACACCGCCGACTCGATTAAGTCGCTGGAAGGGTACGACTGCGCTTGGGTTGAGGAAGCCCAGTCACTCAGCCAGACCAGTCTTGACCTACTGAGGCCAACAATCCGCAAGCCCAACAGCGAACTGTGGTTCACATGGAATCCAAGGCAGCAGTCCGACCCAGTGGATTTTCTACTGCGTGGGCCAGAGCCGCCAAGCGATACGGTAGTCATCAAAGTGAACTTTGGCGACAATCCGTGGTTTCCACAAGTCCTGAAGGACGAAATGGAGTACGACAAACGGCGTGACCCTGACAAGTATCAGCACGTTTGGATGGGTCAATACCTGCGAAACAGCAGCAGTAGGGTATTTAGAAACTGGAAGATTGACGAATTTATCGCGCCAGCAGAGGCCATTCACCGACTTGGCGCCGACTGGGGATTCTCGGTTGACCCAACAGTTTTGGTGCGATGCCACATTATTGGGCGCACCCTGTACATTGACTATGAGGCGTACATGGTGGGCTGCGAGATTGTCAACACGCCTGAGTTATTCATGCAAGTGCCAGAGGCTGAAAAGTGGCCTATCGTTGCAGACAGTGCCAGGCCGGAAACCATCAGCCACATGAAGCGCAATGGCTTTCCAAAGATAATGACCGCGGTTAAAGGGCCAAAGTCGGTCGAGGAAGGCATCGAGTTCTTGAAGAACTACGACATAGTGGTTCATCCTCGCTGTATTCACACCATTGACGAACTGAGCCTGTACAGTTATAAATCAGACCCATTGACGGGGCGAATCCTGCCCCAGCTCGAGGACAAAAAGAATCATGTGATCGATGCTTTGCGGTATGCGTGTGAGGGCATCAGGCGGTCAGCGGTCACAAAACCAGCTGCATTTACGCCATTGCCCAATGTCAAACGCTGGTAGATAATCGCCCAAAAGGACAAATATGGCACGAATACCCAACGACCAACGCCTAGCGAATCTGCACGCTGAAGCCCTGCGCCAGTTCAACGACATTCAAACTGCGCTGCGGGATGAACGCCTCCAGTGCCTGCAAGACAGACGGTTTTATTCTCTTTGCGGCGCACAGTGGGAAGGCCCACTCTACGACCAATACGAAAACAAACCCAAGTTTGAGGTCAACAAAATCATGT